AGTATTGGCAGATAACTTGACACAAAACAAAGCAATTTTGCAGCGTTTAAATTCCAAAGGTAATGTACGCCCATTCTCGGGTGGTAACGTAATCTTGGAAGAAATTATGTATAACGACCCAGCAACTAATAACGCTAACTCGTATAGCGGTTATGAAGTTCTGAACATCACTCCTGATAGCCCAATCTCTGCGGCTCAGTTCAGCATTACTCAGTATGCTGATTCTGTAACCATGAGCGGTCTAGAAATGCTCCAAAACAGCAGCAAAGAAGCAATCATTGACCTTTTAGATGGTCGTATGCAAGTTTCTGAAGCCCGTCTGTTGAACCGTATTTCGGGTGACTTGTATGGCGATGGTACTGGTAACGGTGGTAAGAACATTACTGGTCTAGCCGCTGCTGTTTCTGTTTCCCCAACAAGCGGTACTTACGGTGGTATTAACCGTGCAAACTGGACTTTTTGGCAGAACCAAGCAACAACTGGTGCTAACTCTGCTGCATTGATGCAGTCCACAATGACAACTGCTGCTATCAAATCTGTTCGTGGTAATGATAAGGTAGACCTTATTATTGCTGGTAACACTTTGTATTCACGCTATGTTGAGTCGCTTCAGGCTATCCAGCGTATTGCAGGCGTAGACGAAGGCGCAGCAGGTTTTGCTTCCCTGAAGTTCTACGGTGGCGGTATGTCTGCTGATGTGGTATTGGGTGGCGGTATTGGCGCACAAGAAAACGCTTTGTATATGTATATGCTTAATACAAACTACATTTTCTTCCGTCCACACAAAGAGCGTAATTTCGTTCCTATCGGTGGCGAGCGTCAGTCAATCAACCAAGATGCGATTGTCAAATTGTATGGCTGGGCTGGCAATTTAACTTGCTCTAATGCTTCATTGCAAGGTATCTTGACTGGTTCTTAATCAACTGACTAATTAAAGGAAATTATCATGTCATATAACATTACCCCTACCTCGGGCATCAATTTGGATGATGTAGTCCAAACTAACCCTAACTCTGCTGGTACTGGCGTTCCTGTCAATGGCCCACTTGGTTCACAAGTGTTTGGTTCAGACGGTTTGCGTTATGTATTGGGCGTTGCTGGTGCAGCTATTACAGCTTCTACAGCAACTTGCTCTATTAATGCTTCTACTTTTGTTGTTACAGCTTCGGGCGGTACTTATTTAAGCCCAGCCGTTGCCGTAGCTTCAGGTGACTATGCTTGGTTCAGCAAAGCTAGTGTTTAATAGCATTTTGTAGTAAAAACAGGGGGTTACTTTAATTAGTAGCCCCTTTTTTTCAACTGTTTTACCTTTAATACCTTGAAGGAGATTTAAAAATGGCATTACCTAGCGATGAAAACAATGCAGATAGCCGCTTACAGGTTCGTTTCTACAAACGCCCAGTACAGCAAGAACAAGAAACATTAGATGCAGGCCGCCCAATATACAAAGAATTTGACTTTGTACATATTTGCGTAGCAGGTGATACCCTAACCGAAATTGACACCTACGCTTTAGCAAACCATAAGCAGCGTTTCCCTATTCAATGGGCTAACTATATGAATAGACAGGGCGCGCATGACCAAGAAGTAGTAGGCACACCTGTAGCAGAATGGCCTTTAGTATCAAAAAGCCAAGCTGAAGAACTACGGGCTATGAAGTTTCACACGGTAGAATCTATTGCACACGCTTCTGACCAACAGTTACAGCGCATAGGTATGGCTGCAGGTATGTCGCCTTATTCGTTTAGGGACAAAGCCAAGGCATTTTTAAATCTAGCTACTACGGCAGCAGAAACCGACAAGCGTGAGCATGAAATTAACGCTTTGAAAGAAGAACTTGCCAAAAAGGAACTAGAAACTGCTAAAATTAAGGCAGAAACAGATGCGAAGCTGGCCCTAATGCAAGAACAAATGGTCACTATACTTGCTGCTGTTGGTGAAAAGAAACCCCGTAAACAGAAAACGGTAGCCACAGAGGAAGCCTAAATGTCATCTAACCTACTCCAATTGGTTCAGCAAGTAACATCTGAACTTAACCTTGCCGTACCAACTTTTGTTGTTGGTAACACTAGCCAAGATGTACAGCAAATACTTGCGCTAATGAATCGTGCTGGATATGACCTTGTAAAAGAGCATAATTGGCAAGCATTGGAGTTGGAATACCGCTTTTACACTACCGCAATAACCACAACCTGCGACACTATCAACAACACTTACGACTTGTTAAATGTTGGTAATGTCACAGGTTTGGATAATACTTATTCTGTAGTAGGCACAGCTATACCGCAAGATACTTATGTGGAATCTGTTGCAGGTTCAACGGTAAGAACTAGCCAATTAGCTTCTGCAACAACTGTTGGTGGTACGGTTACTTTTAGTAAAACCAAGTACCCACTGCCACCTGACTACGAAACCGTAACAGACAATACCCACTGGGACAAAACTAAACATTGGCAAATGTTAGGGCCAGTTGATGCGCAGCAATGGCAATGGTTAAAGTCGGGTTATATATCTACAGGGCCGCGTGTCCGTTGGCGTATTCTTGGCAATGAATTTCAAATTTGGCCACCATATAACACCCTTGAATACTTAGGTTTTGAATACCGTTCTAAGGGTTTTGTACGCAGCGCAACAGGTGAAGTAAAGAACAGCTTTACAGCAGATACGGACACAACCGTATTAGATGATTCAATAATTGCAATATTAACTAAACTTAAATACTTCCAAATTAAGAGTTTTGACACTACAGCATTAATGCAAGACTATGTGCGTTACTTGAATGTGGCCAAAGCTAATGACAAAGGTTCTGCTACCCTTTCGTTTGCACCACAACCAAGTGCCGTGCTTATTGGCTGGGCAAACATTCCTGACACTGGTTACGGTAGTTAATCATGGCAGTAGCTAAAAAGTTTACGGCAAATACTACTTCCGTACCTTCCCCTATTGGTGGGTGGAATGCTAGGGATTCGCAAGCCAATATGAACCCTATGGATGCTATTCAGCTTGTAAACTGGTATCCAACGCCTACTGATGTAACCATGCGTAAGGGCTGGACACAATCTAGCTTGCTAACTACGGCTACGGGTGTAGTAGCCATTAGCACCATTACCCGTGTAGGTACAACTGCTACGCTAACTACGGCTTCTTCACATGGGCTAACAACTGGCAGGCAAGTGTCAATTACTGGCTGTACGCCTTCTGAATATAACGGTGTATATACCATTACCGTAGTTAATAGCACTTCATTTACCTACACAATGGCTGCTGTACCTAGTGGTAGTGCATCGGTAGTTGGTAGCTATGAAATAGGTATTACTACCCCTGTTAATACTTTAATGAATTACACAGAAGTTGGTGGTTACAAGCTATTTGCAGTGGCAGGCAGCACTATTTACGAAGCTGCAGCAAACCCTGCAGTGCGTGTATTTACTGGTTTAACTAGCGATAAATTGCAATCGGTTAATTTAACTAACCAAGCAGGCCATTTTTTAGTAGCCTGTAATGGCGTTGACCCAGTAACCATTTATGACGGTACGCGCTGGTTTTATGTAGCTACAACAACTACGGCTGCCGCAATTAGCGCAATTAATCGTACAAGCCCTTCTGCAACGGCAACATTTACTACTGCAACTGCACACGGCCTAGCAACGGGCAACAGGGTAACTATTACAGGTGCTTCTGAAGCTACCTTTAACGGTACTTTTGTTATAACGGTAACAGGTGCTAATGCATTTACTTACACTTCTACAGGCACAACTACCGCAACTTCTATAACTGGCGCATATACAGTTATTGGCATTACTGGCGTTAATTCAAATACATTTATTAATGTCAATTTGTTTAAAAACCGCCTGTATTTCACCCAAAAAGACACTTTAGCTTGCTGGTATTTGGATGTAGATGCTATTGGTGGCCCTGCTTCACCCCTATATTTTGGTGGAATTGCCCGTAATTCAGGTTATTTACAGGCAATGGGTACATGGACGCTTGATGCAGGTCAAGGCGCAGATGACTACGCTGTATTTGTAACCAGCATGGGTGAAGTTATTGTTTATAACGGTACAGACCCCGATTCTGCTGACACTTGGGCATTAAAAGGCGTATGGCAACTAGGCCAAACCTTTAACCGCAGGTGCTTTTACAAGTTTGCAGGAGATTTATTGCTATTAACGCAAGACGGTTTAGTACCGTTAGCTTCTGCGCTGCAATCTAGCCGCTTAGACCCCCGTGTAAACCTTACAGACAAAATTTATTACGCAGTTAGCCAAGCGGCAAGTTTGTATAGGGATTTATTTGGCTGGCAAATTAACTATTTTGCTAGTGTAAATATGCTTATTTTGTCTATCCCTACAAATGACGGAATGGAACAGTATGTAATGCATACCATTACTAAATCTTGGGGCAGGTTTACTGGAATTCAAGGCTATTGCTGGGAAGTTTCAGGCGCAGCCGAAATGCATTTTGGCGGTAATGGCTATGTAGGCCTGTTTTACGAAGGCTATTCAGACAATGGTTCAAACATTACTGCTACCGCGCAGCAAGCCTATAGCTATTTTGACAGCGCAGGCCAATTAAAGCGTTTTATGATGGTTCGGCCAATATTGCAATCTACAGGCGGTGTACCTAATGTGGTATGCGGTTTAAGCGTGGACTTTGACACCCAAAGCCAGCTAGGGCAGGTGCAATTTAACCCCAGCACCCTAGCTGATGGCGTATGGGATGCTTCAAGGTGGGATAACGCAAACTGGTCAGGCGGCTTAATTACCACTAAAATTTGGCAGGGCGTTACAGGTTTAGGTTTTGCAGGTTCAATTAATTTAAATGTGGCAAGCCGCAATATTGAACTGCACTGGGCTAGTACAGATTATGTAATGGAACGAGGGGGCGTACTGTAATTGCGTAGGGTTACTACCGAAAACCAAAAATACATGGGTGACTGGCTGGTTCGTATGATGAACCACCCATTACCTGAAGAAACAGTATGTATTGGGCAGGAAATTGATGGAACTTTGGCAGCAGTAGTAGGTTTTGCTAGTTTTATGCCAAATGCCTGCCAAATGCATATTGCAGCAGTAGATGAAGTAAATTGGATAAGTAAAGATTTATTGTGGGCGGCTTTTGATTACCCCTTTAATGTTTTAAATGTAAAGGTTATACTAGGGCAAATATGCGCAAGTAACGCAGATGCACTAAGGTTAAACCGACACTTAGGCTTTAAAGTTGTAGCTGAAATACCCGATGCCCACATGGATGGCGATTTGGTGATTATGGCTATGAGGAAAGAAGATTGTCGGTGGCTTGACATTCAATGTCCTCTAAGGCGGTTAAAAGGAGAATGACATGGGTGGTGGTGGATTTTTAGGGTTAGGGCCT